GGGAAGGACAACGGCGCGTATGCCGTTACCCCTGAGCTGCTTAAGTGGCTCGCTGCCCAGCCAAAAAACTAATTGTCCCCACTGTTCATCCAGTGGGGCCAATAGAGCGTCTTGTTAAAGCGTCCGGTTTTTCTCGGAACTATGAGAGTGCTTTTATTGGCATTGGGACTGTCGGTCAGCGTCCGCTGCCCAAGTCCAAGTATGTTAGTTCTCCTTTTGGCTTTTTGTCTCCGTCCTTTTTTCCTTCAGCTATTACGGCTGGTGCTTATCTTAATTGGTTTAGCAAGTTGTCCCGTCCTAAAGGGGTTCATCTGACTAGTGTTGAGTATAACCGATCTCTGGAGATTCTGAATCGTGAGTTTGCTCCCTTCGTTGAAGGTGGGTTCAGTGATCTGGATGAGTGTTTGAAATACGTTGATTGGAAAAAATCTCCTGGATGGCCTTACGTTAATCTTGGTTGTTCTACCAAACGTGAGGCCTGGGATAAGTTTTCTACTGAGATCTCGGAACGTGCCCACGCGTTGGTGCGTGGTGAGTACTCCGAGTCAGTTTTTATTGCAACCATAAAGGATGAGTTGTTACCTGCTGGTAAGAACCCTCGTGTTTTTTGCCCCGCTCCCTTCCATCACCATTTGGCGTGTGCCATGCTGTTTAAGAAGGCGTGTGACTCGTTGACCTCCTCTTGCCATCGGCACTCCAGTGCTATTGGTGCCAATATTTTTGGCAGAGGTCTTGAGCGTCTCCTTCGCAGTCTTGATGAACTGCCTTTTGGTTTTGATGCTGATCAGTCCGGGTGCGATACTTCTTGGAAAGACTCGGAAGTTGAGCGTGACTTCATGAAAATTGGTCTTCCGACTCAATATCATAGCGGTGTTGACATGGTTTTTAATCTTGCCATGTGTCCGCGTGTAATTGTTGGTGACCGTGTTCTTCAACTTGAATTCAATCCTTCCGGGTGGTATCTTACTACTGTCGTGAATACCTTGATGACCCATCGTGTCATTGCTTCTGCTTATTTGGATCTGGCCCCTGAGCCTGAGTCTATAACGTCTATGCGTGAGCATTTGAAGCAGATTAACGGTGGTGATGATCTTGGTTACTCCACTGACAGATCTTGGTTTGATATCGTGTCTCTGGCGCATGAGGTTGCTCGGCGTGGAATGTTTTTAGAGAGTGACGTCCTTACTCCCCGCCGTCCCTTGTTGCTTACATTTTTCTCGCACACCCTCCGTCTTCGTGCCCTGGGTGATGGCTCACGTCACATATATGTGGCTTGTGGGCGGCTTGGTAAGATTTTGTCCGCTTTCAACTATCTCAAGAAGACCAACGGAGAAATTGACTGGCAGCGTAATGCTAGCCGGGTCGTTGGTTTGATGTTGAATTTGTGGCCTTACCGGCTCGAGTTTGATCTTATGTACCCTTATTTGTACCACCTTGTGCACCATTTCTTTTTGCAGTCTGGAGGAATCCAGACTAGTGAATGGACTGGTGTGTTCAAGGCTATTCCTACAGACCAGTTTATGCTGGCTTTGCGGAACGGTCATGCGTTCGAAACGGGGTTAGTTTTTTCCCTGGCCCGACACTTGAGCAGTCCCTATGTGGTGAAGAGATCTCTACAATCTGCTTTAAAGAGTGCCCCCCCTCCTCAACGAATTTTTGGTACAAATTATATGTCTAAGTCTCGATCTATTGATGGAATTTTGTCTGCCCTTGAGCGCAACTCGAGTTTGTCTAGTGATGGACGAGCGTGGCTTATTGCTGCTTGTGATCCTTTTCATGATACTGATATCACGCTGGCCGGCTATCCTGACGTTAATACGTCGGCAACTGTTGTCCAGCTGATTAAAAAGCAGCTTCAGGTCACTGTCCCTTCCACTGTCACCTCCCCCAATAATTGGGATGCATCTATTGTGTTGTTTCCTACTATGGCGACGGTTGACTATGGCATTTTGAACAATACTGATAATCTTGGTAAGGTCATTGGATCCACCGCCGCCAATGCGTTTAATGCTGGCGGTTTGGTGGTGAATGCTGGACCACAGGGTTCTGTGTTGTGGCCTAATGCGCAAAATACTCAAATTAGCGCCTCAGTTACTTCGCAATTCCTTGATGTCTCTGAGTTTATTAAAGGCAGTGCGCGAGTTATTGCTATGGGTTTCGAGGTGGTGAACACTACTGCTGATATAAATAAGCAAGGTCAAGTCACCGCTTTTCGGCTCCCTTCTAACCGCACTGATACTCAGTTGTATGTCCCTCTTATAGGTGGAGCTAGTCCTCCTACCTCCGTTGTTGCTTGTCCCGGTGTGTTGAATCGGTTCCCCCCTGGAACTTTGGGTGATGCTCAG